TGATTAGGGCTTCGGGCGGCGGTGGTGGTGGGTCTGTATATGAGCCAACATTTGCAACGGCAGCAAACGGTTTTACCGGCGGCACAACAACTGTGACAAATGCAACGTTGGGGATTAATATTGTTGCTGAAGGTGGTGCGCGTGGCGTTAATACGACCAACGAAACCGAGATTTTAAATGCAAGTTCTGGCGGTGATGTTTTGCGGGGCAGCGGCGCAGCCGGTGGTTCTGGCGATGCTGGGAACAATACAACAGCCAATCGAAGCAATGGCAGACCGGCTAACCTTGTTACAAAATATGTGATTGATACAGATGTTGCCGGTGCAACTTTGACTTATGCTATTGGCGCGGGCGGTGCGGGTGGTAGTGTAAGCGGAGCCTCTGGCGAGGCTGGGATGACTGGTTTTGTTGAAATTTGGGCTTGGTAGGTAAAAATGGCTGACAAAAAAATATCCGAATTGACGGCGATCACGGCTGCAAATACAGCGGCTGATGATGTTTTTGCGGTTGTTGATACATCAAGCACAGAAACAAAAAAAATCAGTCGTGATGAACTAAAAACTGCGGTTGCCCAAAGCGGCGCAGAAATCAAAGCAGCTTATGAAGCTGAAGCAAATGCTTTTACAGATGCACAATTTACCAAACTGGCCGGAATTGAAACGTCAGCGGATGTAACAGACACAACAAACGTGACTGCCGCTGGTGCGTTGATGGACAGCGAGGTTACCAATCTTGCACAGGTTAAAGCCTTTGATAGTGCTGATTACGCTACTGCGGCGCAAGGTACCACGGCTGACGCGGCGTTGCCACGCACTGGCGGTGCAATGACTGGAGCCATTACCACTAACAGCACTTTCGATGGTCGTGATGTAGCTACTGATGGTGCCAAACTTGATGGTATTGCTGCTGGCGCAAATAACTACGTCCACCCAAATCATACTGGCGAAGTCACATCAACCGCTGATGGCGCAACGGTTATTGCTGATAATGTTGTTGATGAGGCTAATCTAAAAGTAAGCAATGCACCAACCAACGGGTATGCTTTAACGGCGCAATCTGCTGCGGCTGGTGGCTTAACGTGGGCTGCGGTTAGTGGCGGCTCATACAGCGATAGCGATGTTGACACGCATTTAAACACATCAACCGCATCAGCGAGTGAGGTTCTTAGCTGGACTGGTTCCGACTATGACTGGGTTGCTCAGTCTGGCGGTGGCGGTGCTGACCTTTATGCTGCTAATGAAAGTTCACCAGCCGCCCAGCCTTCTGCGACAGGCGGCAATGCAATTGCTATTGGTGATAGCGCAGTAAGTAGCGGCGATGATGCGATTTCTTTGGGTGTTTCAAAAGCCGGTGGAGACCATAGTTTTGCCGCTGTTATCGCTAACGGCACCAGCAGTTATGGCGCGATTGGAAATTATAGCATTGCAATAGGTTTTCAGGCAAAGGCGTCAAATTTTGGAGGGGCAGCATTTGGTAAAGGTGCAACTACTGCCGGACTCAACTACAACGTGGCTCTTGGAAACTCGTACACTAGCGGCGCGGATGCTTTTGCTGCAGCCATAGCTAGCAATTCATCAAGCTATGGTGCGACTGGTTCTAATAGCATTGCGATAGGTTATCGGGCAAAAGCCACTGGCGCAAAATCTATAGCTCTGTCTGGAGAAAATGCTACAGCAACTGGCGCAAGTTCTTTTGCTGCTGGTGGTGAATATCCAACTGCGTCTGGCGCATATTCAGTAGCAATAGGTGGCTCTGTTAATACCGCATCTGGCGAGGCATCTTACGCTTTTGGAAAACGAGCTTTAGCTGCACAAACTGGTAAATATGCCTACGGCGCATTTTTAACAGGAACAAATGGGGCGACTCAAGGCGGCATGATGATTTTAAATGCTGCTACGACAGATGCTACAGCCACGGTTTTAAGTTCAGATTCAAATGCCGCTGGTTCTGCTAATCAAATCGTAGCCGCATCTGACACAGCTATTACATTTGATGGTTCTGTTACAGGCATACAAAATGGCGCACAAGCTTTTGCCTCGTTTCTTATTTCTGGTTTGTTAGTCAACGATGGTGGAACAACAACTTTGGTAAATAGCGCAATCACAGTAATCGACAATCAGTCTAGTTGGGTTGTGGCTATGACAGCTGATAACACAAACAATGCTTTGGCTGTAACGGTAACTGGTGAAGCAAGCCACAACATTCGTTGGGTGGCGAATATTCGGACTAGCGAAGTCACATACGCTTAGAAGGAGCAAATAAAATGGCTATTCAAAATAACATCGCAGAAGGTGCAAGTCAGTACGGCATTGCATTTAATAACGCATACTACCGCATTGTAATGGCAGCAATCTCTCGTCAACGTGGGTCAGACCCAAAGTTTAACGTGATGATTGACCTGTCAGCTTATGCTACATCATCACCAACCGATGACACTCGTGAGGTAGACTTTAAACGATACAGCGCAAACCTAGACGACATCAACGCAAGCAGCGGCGATGCCTTTCTGGACAAGTGTTATTCGTGGGTAATGGCGCAAGATGATATGGCTGGCTCAACCGCCGTTTAGGAGTAGACGATGGCTTTAACGATTAACCATCAGACTAACGACATTAGTGCTACTAGTGGCAGCATCACGCTTGATGGTGCTGCTGTTGGTGGCGGTGGTGGCGCACACACACTTATTAGCACAACAAATGTCACCACCGCTGTTGCACAGGTTGATATTAGTCTGAGCGGCACTTATGAAAAATATGTTCTGACTTTTTTAAATGTGAACGCGTCAGGTGATCCTGATGAAGCTCTCAGACTTCGTGTCAGTGATGACGGTGGAAGCACTTTTAAAACTTCGTCATTTTATACAGACAAAGGGATTGGACTTTATAGTTTAGCCAGCGATTCGCGCGGTCAAACTAACCCTAGCAGCTTTGGTACAGGCACAGACTCTTTTAGAATATTTGATGGTGCAGCGCAAACCTATGGTGTTCGGCACGGTGAAATTCATATTTACGATCCACACAATTCTAGCAACGATTGGAGCGCCTACTGTCTCTGGGTTGGTCAATCTGATAATGCTGGCGGTGGTGTGGCGGCTGGTTGGAATGTTAGTTCCTATTATGTGGCGGCTGACTACAATGCTATTCGTTTGTATTTTGATGGTGATAATATGACCAGCGGTGAGTTTAAACTCTATGGAGTAAGCTGATGAAAAAGTATGTTGATGGAATCCTCACTGATATGAGCCAAGCTGAAATAGATGCTTTTAATGCTGAAAAAGAAGCTTGGGATGCAGGAGCTAATGACAGATTTGCTGAAAATGTACGCAATCAGCGTGATAGGTTACTTGCTGAAACAGACTGGATGGCTCTTAGTGACGTTACTATGTCGTCTGAGATGACAACATACCGCCAAGCCCTGCGTGACATACCAGCGCAAGCTGGTTTTCCTGCAAGCGTAACTTGGCCGACTAAGCCGGAGTAAATAAATGAAAATGACGCAGGAAGTTACACCAGAACTACGTGTTGCTATAGAATTAGAAGCACACGAAAAGGAATGTGCAGTACGCTATGCGTCTGTTGAAGATAAATTATCAGGTCTCGACAAAAGATTGTGGAGACTTGAAGCAATGATAATGGGGTCAACGGTTATTATAGTTGGTCTTGCAGCCTCTTTGATGATGAAACTGTAAGGAATACTAATATGGAACCAATCAGTACTGCCCTAGCTGGGATTGCACTTGTTAAACAAAGTGTAGACTTTATCAAGACACACATTAACACTGTTCAAGATATTGGACAGATAGCAAGCCAGATTGATAACTTGTTCACAGGCGAAAAGCAAATACAACAAGCCAGAAATAAGAAGGCTGGTGGTGGACTTGGGGATCAGTTTGGGGTAGATACTGTAGCTAAGGAAGTCATAGATGCTAAACTCGCAGCAGAAAAGTTGCAGGAAGTAGCTGCTATGGTTGACATGAGGTTTGGTCACGGTACTTGGAAAAGTATCTTGGCTGAACGTGCAAAACGGTTACAAGAACAACGTGAAGCTCAAGCTCAAGCTAGACGTGAAGCTATACAAAAAGCTCAGGAGTTTGAGGAAACAATGAAGACTATTGGTATTACTGTTGCTATACTAGCAGTATCTATAGGTCTTTTTATAACCGCTATGGTTTCTATAGCAAAGGCGGCTAATTATGTTTAAAACATTTGTACTAGCTTGTAGCTTGTCTGTTCCAACAGATTGCTGGGAATTTAGGGACGCACGTGGTCCTTATGAAACATACGAGCAATGTAAGTCAAGAGCCTATGAGATGGGTAACGACATTATGTTAATGCCTAATAATGATTTACAACCTAAACAGTTTAAGTGTGTTTCATTAAAAGGACAACAATTATGAAAACTTGGAGTAAACTAAAATGCACCTTCATACTCTTATTTACACTTGGATTATCTGGTTGCGAAAACATAAGTATGTCAGATATGTTTACGGCAAGTGGAGCCTCTGGTGGAGCGGTTGTTGCAAGCATTGTAACTGCGAATCCTGCAATCATTGCTGGAGCAACAGGAGCAGGTGCGCTTGTGGGAGCAAGTCTGATTGAAGAAGACAAAAGCCTCAGTACAGAACAGATAGCCGAAGTACAAAATCCTTGGCAAGCCATGCTAGTTGCTTTAGACCAGCTACTTGCTAACGCCTTTGAGTTAGTCATTGGTATTAGTTTGGCTGTCTTTGCTATCCCTATGCTGTTTACTTACCTGCTTGGTAGAATGAAACAGCGTCCTGAGGATGCTAAAGCAATTAATACTCTTGTAAACAAAGTAGCTAAGATGAAGGACGAGACATGAGTTTATATGAAAACATAAACAAACGTAAGAAGGCTGGTACTAGTAGACCTAAGAGTAAGTCTACTGTCAGTCCTAAAGCCTACGCTAATATGAAGGCTGGCTTTCCTAAAACAGACAAGTATAAGAAGAAAAAGTGATGAAGATACCTACAAAACCTAAAAATACTAATAAGTATAAAAAGAAGGCTAGTGCTTATTCTACTGCTGAAAAGATACTTGATCCTTATGTAATGGGTAAGTCTACTGCAAAAGAAGTTCAGAAGAAACTAAAAGCTCAGGGCATGGGTGCAGACTTACGTGGTAATGATTCTGAGATTGAAGTGTTTACTTTAGATGGTTCAACCAGTTTTAAGGTACAAATGTAATGACAGAAAAACAACTGATAGACAGCTTGCATGAGGCTGTCACCCAAGAACTGCTACTACGTGTACGCAGTGGGGAAGCTACAGCTAGTGAACTATCAGTGGCTGTCAAGTTTCTTAAAGACAACGGCGCGTCTTTGGATGTCATCATGGCAGAGAGTCCTATGGCTAACTTGCTACAAGACCTGCCCTTTGATGTAGGGGAGCAACTGCAATGAGAGAGGGTCCAAATGCTACACTTAAAGCAGAGCTAAAGACACTGACAGGAGGTAACTGGACTAAGATACTGGATACTAACGTCCAACGTACCTACCTGATGATACAGAACTCTTATGATTCTCACACTATTGAGGTGGGATTTGGTACAGATACTGTAGCTCCTACACATGGCTTTAAGATTGATGGGGCTACCTCAGGGCATAAGATACATGAGGTAACTTTTCAGTTTGGCTGTGCGCCTATTAACGCTGTATGGGCTAAAGCAAGCGACACACATCCTCATGATATAGATGTTGTACATGATGACTGATGTTCCAGAGCAACTTAAAGACTTCAGAAACTTTACATACCTTGTATGGCAACATTTAGGACTACCAGAGCCTACTCCTATTCAGTACGATATAGCACACTACCTGCAGCACAGTCCTAAGCGTTGT